AATTGCAAGGAGGAAATAAAACAATGAAAAACAATGTACTGTATTTAGAGTGTCGGGGCTGCTATTTCTTCAAGGGTGACAGTATCAACAACTTTTCTGATGTTGGGAATTATAGGGTAGGCGCATACGCCCACAGAATCCAAGGGAAAGATGGAAATCTCTATGTCTTAGAATTTAGCCGTTATGACCGCCGAGAAATGAGATACACCGCATTACGAACGGGCAAACCCCTAAAATATCCAAAGTGTGAAATAGTTTTAAAAAACGCTTTACGCATTGACACAGAATTTGAACGCCCCGAAGGATCATACAGAAATATTAAACTTGAAAAAGAGATGCACGATAAAAAAACATATCTGTTTACCAAAGCCGACATATTGAAAGCGGTAAACGAGATCAGTGCAAAACAGTATGATAAAATCGTATTGTTATCAAACGAAAAACTTGTCGACCGTCTGCCAACAATTTACAAATTAGGCGGCTACCGTGAAAGAATGATACTTGACAATCTTCGCGAGGTAAAAACAAAGCAATATACAAAAGAATATCAAGTATATACTTTCATTTCTGATAGCGGCGACACTTTCGACTACGAAGCAATCAGCAACAGAATTACAGGCTAATGTTTTGCCATCACAAAAAGATGTTCCAATCTTTTTAGAATATTTTAATTAAAAAGCTGCGCTATCGGCAACACGGGCGGAAAGGGGTATTACCATGACCAAAACTTACATAGCTTTTTACGATGACGGCCACGACTTCGGCGAATTTGAATTTGAAAGCGAGCACAGGGCAAAAAGCGCCGCAAATCTTGCAGACGCTGTAAAAGAGGCAAAAAGAAAGTACGGCTACAAAAGGGCTCGCTACATTAGAATCTGTCAAACTCAACTTGCCGAATAAAAGAAAGGATTTACACATGTTTTTTTTAACAATTCTTGTAATTTTGGTATCTGCCGGAATTAAAAAATAAACCGAATAAAAAAGCCGCTCGGATGTATTTCGGGCGGTTCTTTTTTATCCTTTTGTATTTGTTTTTTACCATACGCCGAAATATTGCCGCAAATGCCCCTAAAAAGCATTTTAATTTTGCTGTGCAAACAACATTACTGCTAAATTAAAGTGCGTTATACAATCCTGTACAGCTTCTCGCGAGTGCGTAATGTTTTTACATTGCCGCCATTCTCACACCTTTTATATCTTTTTTTACCCTATCCGCTTGATTCTTTTCTCAGCTCTCCGCCGAGTCCTGTCAAAATTTTCAATTTTCGACCGTCAGATTTTTTTATTTTCGGACGGTCAAATTTTTGTCTGTCAAAATTTTTAAAATTTAAGCCCCGCCGTCAGATTTTTGGCAGGGCTTTTTGTCAAAATTTTTGCTTTATCGTTTTAAATCGCTAAAGCTATTTTTACTTTTTTTAACTAATTATTCTTAAATAGAAATATAGTAGTTATTTAAGTAATTTCTTAGTTTAAACTGTCACCTTGTTTTGGTCTCTTTTTATCAAGTGTTCAGGTCAGATTATTCAATCCACCTCATCAGCTACACTTTCAATGTATTTCTCCTCAATCGCTTTCATATCTTCAGGTTCGCCGAGCGGGTTATTTGGTGTAACGACAACTTCTTGCTTATTAGTGTAGTTAAAGTGGTTTTTGCCGATAAATATACCTGATACGGGATTGATTTTGCCGTTAAGCATGTAATCTTCCCAGAGCTCTGCGAGAAGGTCATAGGCTTTTTGTATTATTTCGGTGCGATTGCCTATATTGCTTCTTCGTTTTCCTACACACCATTGGTGAAGAGTGAAGCGGCTGACCCCGAGAAAACGTGCAAGTCCTGTAACGGTTGGTTTGATGTCGTTATCCATACAGTGTGTAAAATAGAAATCTATTCGCTCTTTGACCTGCTCGTCGCTATCAAGGTCGATAGGCGGCAAATCGAGCGCAACCATGGCGTGACGTATATATTTTGCATTGTCGCCCGGTTCGACGTACTCTTGACCAAACTTTTCATTTTTCACTGTTTTTTTGTCAGATTTTTGTAAATTCTTGTTTTGACTCATGCCTATTCACCTCTTTTCTTTCGTAAGACTATATGTTTATAGATTTGGTCGCCTTTTATTATTTCACAAGTCAAGCTCTTTTTATTAAAGAGTATTGCCATATAGTCACTTTCATCAAACGAATTTACATTAAACATATCATTGAGCAATGCATACACTGAGTGAAGCTTAGGCGCTAAAGGATCAATCGGTTGTTCTTTCGGGGACTCGCTTTCTAACCGGCTTTTCTTTTTAAATTTAATATTACGCATATATTCACCTCCCGGAGCTTCCGAATCCGTTGTTGCCACGCTCGGAACTTTCAAAATCTTTGACAAGCTCTAAATCCGTCATTGCAATCGGCAAAAGAACAATTTGCGAAATTTTATCACCGATTTGGACTTTGTAATCTTTGCCGCTGTGGTTGTATAACTTAACAACTATGCTGCCTGTGTAGCCTGAATCAATAACGCCCTCACTCGTAATTCCGTGTTTTACGTTTAATCCGCTCTTGCTTTTGAGAAATCCGACAAAGCCCTCGGGTATTTGCATATGTACGCCTGTGTTAAACGTCGCGCTCTCTTTTGCTGGAACTATAACAGTTTCACGAGAATAAAGGTCAAAGCCTGCGTCAGCCCTGTGTGCTTTGGTAGGCATTTTTGCTCCGTTGTCTAACATAATCTTCATCTTTTTTTTGCTCCTTTCACTTAATCTCAACATCATAATCTTCATATAAGACCTTGTTAAGGTCTTCAAGAGAAACTTCATTTGCGATAATTTCCTCCGTCAGATTGGTTACAGTTTTCAAAATCTGATGAAGCTTGAATTTGCCGAAGCCGTATTTATCGGCTAAAACGTAACAGAAAACAATCGCATAAAAGCGGATTGTCTCTTTTCTGACACGTTCTCTTAAACGCTCGGCAGTTGCCGAATTTGCAAGGCATTTCATTTTTGACCCTCCTGTAATTTATTTAAAGCTTCATATACTCTAAGACAAATGCCAACGTGATAGGCAACGCATTCCTCCCCTATGCAGGGATAGAAAAGTTGTGTAGTTGTATCGCCTTGCTCTCGCAGAATAGCTTTGTGTTCTTCCGTAATTACTCTGTATGGGCATTTTTTAAATTTCGCGTCTTCATCAATACACGTTGCGTTCATTTGTTTTCGCCCTCCTCCAACGCTCGCTCGGCTTCTTTGCGGGTGAGGAATACGGTTTTGCCGATGTCAGGAAGATAAATAATATTGCCGCTATCATCTGTAAAAAACATTTCACTTTGGTACATATTAAAAGATGTGATTACAAATTGAACAACACCTAAATATTTAGACGGTCTATAAACCGTATCCCCCATATTGCAGGGCGGCACGATAACGCCGTTTGAAATAAGATGTTCTGCAATTTCTGTTACTGTTTTAATAGAGACATCACATTCCCATTCGTGTAATGTATCTTTGAGTAATTCTACCAATCTATCTCTGTCAGTCATTTTTCATCATCCTCTTTTCATCTTGTAATATTGATTTTCGTTGTGACGCAAATCGGGAAAAAGTTCAAGCAACTGTGCGGTTAAAATTGCAGTCTTTGTTAGTTCAGGGTCTTTAAAAATCCATTTTCTCCACATCAAAGATGAATAAATAGATTTTGATACTAACGCAAGATTGTTCTTTGTAAAATCTCCATAATTTCCATTCAAGTGTACTAACATTTTGTCCTTTGCTTGTTCTCCAAAATATTTATTTTTGAAATAAGCATTTGCCTGAATATAGCCGTTTTCAGTTTTAACTCTCGCTTTTTTCCCGTACTTATCAACAATTACCGTTTCAACAGAATTTTTACTTGGAATTTTGTCTTTTCTGATGTTATGGGTTTCTTTCTTTAAGCCTAATTTTGCAAGACGCTTTTGCAAATTACTGTACTTTATTAAATGCTCTGGAAATCGGTTGTTAAACAAATAGAGCAAATCATAAAGTGTATAGCATTTATGAATATTATCTCGCAGAAAATCATCTTCTGATTTTGTAAAATTAACTCTTGCCATTTCCTACCATTCCGTCAATTCTCTTGCCTTTGTTGTTTATAAACTTATCTGTTCGTAAAACAATGTCGGCGTTGTTTATCATCTGCTTTGCAAGACTTGCTATTGCTTTTGCCTTATCAACATCAGCCGCTCCGTCTTTTACTCCTTGAATTGTCTCCCCGAGTAAATTCTGTAATTCTAATAATGTCATTCCGTATCACTCCTCTCGATATACTTCCATTTTTTCACTTCGCTGTATTCGGGTAATAAAACGCACAACCTCTCCATTGCCGGAAAGGAAACCCACTTGTTTGATAAATCGTATGGGTCTTTTATATAATAAACAGGGTATTTAATGGATAACTTGTTGTTAACTGAATCGTAACACTCTACCGATAACGGAACGCCCAATGCTGGTAAACCATCTTTTATTAAATGCCATACTTTTGTCTTTTCGGCTTCTTCTGCCTTGTTAAGTTCTTCCATAACTTCGTTATATGACCTAATACCAAATCTTTCAATCTTTTTATGCACGGTTTCAATAGCTTCTTTAAGATCCTTGTAACTCATTACTTCACGAAAAGCTAACCAAACCACCATTTTGTTTTTACCTGTTGGATATTTCATTTCAAATTCATTAGGTTTTTGATACGCCCTTATGAGTAAATTGTGTGTTCTACTCGACAAATTTAGCCTTGAAATAAACTTATCCCATTCGTATAGTGTCATTTTTCTACTCCTTTTCGTCCATTTTTGCACCGCAGTTTGGGCAGAATTTTGATTTTAACTTTTGATTCGCATAGTTAACTCTATATACTTTCTTTCCGCAAACAGAGCAATATACTCCTTCGTTTGCGCACTCGTCCAACAAGAACCAATGCCCGTGCCTGACCTGAACCACATCAGCGGTGGGTGTATCTTCAAGCACCTCTCTTAAGCTTGTTAAGTCAGCCATGCTTCTTCCAAAGTCCGAATGATTTCCGTCTTTTGCAATCTTCATAACTGCTTCACGGTCTATGTATTCAGACATTGTCAGCCCTCCTGTTCCAAAAATCAATTGCTTTATTCCTTTGGTCTGTTGTCGGTTTAATTTCGCCGTCATTCGTCATCGCCTCCGTTCATTTCAACCTTTATACCTGTGATTTCTTGAAATATTTTACTGTCAAAATTTGGAATTTTTGTAACTTCGGCTTTCTCTTTATCAGTCAGCTTGTCCCACATTATTTTACAAGCTTCTTTAAAGCTTACTGTTTTTAAATAACCACCTGTTGTTGTATGTTCGGGATGTGCTGCTTTTTCTTCATCTGTCATATTTTGGGAATATATCCACCAGTTATTTTCGTAGTTCCAATTGAGTATCTTAACGCCTTTATTGTTCAAAAATTTGCTTCTGCTCATTTTTAAAGGCTTATTAAAAGCGAACAAAACACCGTCGTTTGTATTAAAAAAACCTGTATTCCAATTGCCCGCATTCCAATCGCCTGTATTTTTGTCGCCTGTGTTGCAATTGCCTGTGTTC